GCTAAAGCATCAGGACTTCCCCTTACTTATGAACTTAGACAAATGGGAATACCCGTTGTAAATTTTTCACCATCTAAAGGTAATGATAAACATTCTCGTGTGAATTCAGTTGCACCTTTATTTGAATCAGGAATGATATGGGCTCCAAAGTCTAAACAATTTGCACAAGAAGTTATTGAAGAATGTGCAGCTTTTCCTTTTGGAGATCATGATGACCTTGTAGACTCTATGACCCAGGCGGTTATGAGATTTAGACAAGGTGGCTTGATTTCACATCCAGAAGACTATATAGATGAACCAACATCTTTAGACGATAATAAGATTTACTATTAATGAAAAAATTAACAACGACTATACCACCTTTAAGAGGGCCTAATCCACAGGGGTTGAATGTTCCCACTAAAAAGGTTAAGGTAATAAACTCAAGGAATTTAAATGGCAACAATAGACAAATCACTTCCAAACGAAGTTAGACATTCGATTGAAATTGGTGGCAATCCTACGGAACAGGAAATTAATACACCAGCACCCGATATTAATAGTACACAAATAACTCCAACTGAAGATGGTGGAGTTGAAATTAATTTTGAACCTGGAGCTGTTAACCAAGCTAATTCAAAAAATCATTTTGATAACTTAGCTGAATTATTACCTGATGATATTTTAGATCCTCTTGGAGCAGAGTTATATGAAAACTATTCACAATATAAATCATCAAGACAAGATTGGGAAAAAGCTTATACCGATGGATTAGATCTTTTAGGATTTAAATATGAAAGAAGAACTCAACCATTCAGAGGAGCTTCAGGTGTAACTCACCCAGTTCTTGCAGAAGCAGTAACTCAATTTCAAGCTTTAGCTTATAAAGAATTATTACCAGCAGAAGGACCTGTTAGAACTCAAGTGATTGGATTAAACACAAGAGAAAAAGAAGATCAAGCAAATCGTGTTAAAGACTTCATGAATTATGAAATCATGGATGTGATGAAAGAATACGAACCTGAGTTTGATCAAATGTTATTTTATTTACCATTATCAGGATCTACATTTAAAAAAGTTTATTATGATTCTTTAATGCAAAGAGCTGTATCTAAATTTATTCAAGCAGAAGATTTAGTAGTTCCATATAGTGCAACTTCTTTAGATGATGCAGAAGCAATTATGCATGTTCTTAAGATATCTGAAAATGATCTACGTAAACAACAAGTTGCAGGATTTTATAAAGACATAGATCTTGGTGAGCCCGGCGATGTTGATGAGAGTAAATTAGAAACAAAAGAGAGACAACTTGAAGGAATTCGTAAAGGTAAGCAAGAAGATGTATTTACTTTGATTGAATGTCATGTCAATATAGACCTTGAGGGTTTTGAAGATCGCAGTCCCAACGGGGAAATAACTGGAATTAAACTTCCATACGTTGTAACGATAGAAGAAAACTCTCGTGAGATATTATCAATAAGAAGAAACTTTAATGCTGGAGATCCTTTAAAACAGAAGATCCAGTATTTTGTCCATTTCAAATTTTTACCAGGTTTAGGATTTTATGGATTTGGTTTAATTCATATGATTGGTGGATTGTCACGTACAGCAACAGCAGCACTTAGACAATTATTAGACGCAGGAACTTTATCTAATTTACCAGCAGGATTTAAACAAAGAGGAATTAGAGTTAGAGATGATGCACAACCCATTCAACCAGGTGAGTTTAGAGATGTAGATGCTCCTGGTGGAAATCTAAGAGATGCATTTTTACCATTACCATTTAAAGAACCATCAACAACATTATTACAATTAATGGGTATTGTTGTTCAAGCTGGACAAAGATTTGCATCTATTGCTGATTTAAATGTTGGCGATGGTAATCAACAAGCTGCAGTGGGTACAACAGTTGCTTTACTTGAAAGAGGAAGCAGAACAATGTCAGCTATTCATAAAAGATTATATGCATCATTAAAACAAGAATTTAAATTATTATCTAGAATATTTAGTTTGTATTTGCCTCCAGAATATCCATACGATGTTGTAGGTGGACAAAGAGTTATTAAGCAAGCAGACTTTGATGATAAAGTAGATGTTATTCCAGTTGCAGATCCAAATATATTTTCACAAACTCAGAGGATTAGTTTAGCACAAACTCAATTACAATTAGCTCAATCTAATCCTCAGATTCATAATTTATATGAAACATACAGAAAGATGTATGAAGCATTAGGTGTAAGAGACATTGATAGAATTTTAAATGTTCCACCTAAACCAATGCCAAAAGATCCAGCACAAGAACATATTGATGCATTAGGTGCTCAACCGTTCCAAGCCTTTAGAGGTCAGGACCATAGAGCTCACATGACTGCTCATTTAAATTTTATGGAAACAAACTTTGCAAGAAACAATCCAATGATTATTGGTGCATTACAAAAAAATATTTTAGAACATATTTCTTTAATGGCTTTGGAACAAGTTGAATTAGAGTTCCGTCAACAGATACAACAAATTCAACAGCTATCACAAAATCCTCAAGTAGCTCAAAACCCTCAAACACAAATGCAAGTACAACAATTACAAATGAAGATAGAAGCTAGAAAAGCAATTCTTATTGCTGAGATGATGGATGAGTTTATGAAAGAAGAAAGGAAGATTACTTCTCAATTTGATAATGATCCTTTAGCTAAATTAAAATCTAGAGAATTAGATATACTAGCTCAAAATAATGCTAAGAGAAATCAAGAAGCACAATATAGATTAAACTTAGATAAAATGAAAGCTTTAATGAACCAAGCTAATACTGATGAAAAACTTCAACAAAATGAAGACTTAGCTAAGTTAAGAGCGGCTACTTCTATAGCAAAACAACAATTTGCAAATGTTGCTAAAAAAGACTATAACAATTAATTAATATGGATAAAAAACAATCTAAAGTTAAAACTGTAATGCATGAATACAAAGCAGGAAAATTGCATTCTGGAAAATCTGGAAAGATTGTTAAGAATCCTAAACAAGCGATAGCAATCGCATTATCGGAGGCAGGTATGTCAAAAAAAAGATACGCACAAGGCGGAGTTGTAAAAGGAAATCAAGATTCATCTTCTGCTTACGGCACACAAGTAGGTGATTTTAATAAATTTTTAAATTCTGACGGTTACAAAAAAGGTGGAATTGATGTTGAAGTTTCTTCAGCTCAAGAAACACAAACTGAACAAGTAAAAGGTCAGAGAAGAATGTTACCAGAAAAGAGAACTAAAGCTAAGTGGTATTAATATGCTACCAATGCTTGGAGCTATTGCACCGTTAGCAAAAATTCTTTTTAATACTATTGAAAAATCAGTTCCAGATAAAGATCTACAAGAGAAATTAAAAGCTCAACTTAATCAACAATTATTACAATCTAGTACAGAAGAATTAAAAGCTGCAGCATCTATTGTTGAAGCAGAGGCTAAAGCAGGCTGGTTTACAGCCAGTTGGAGGCCCCTTTTAATGTATGTATTAATCTTTATATTAGTCTGGAATTATATTCTTGGACCTGTTATAAGATTAATGATAGGAACTGTTATTACATTTGAATTGCCAGGAGACGTTTGGACATTGTTACAAATTGGCCTTGGTGGATATGTAGTTGGCCGTTCTGGTGAATCCATTGCTAGAACAATGGCTAATAAAACAATAAGTAATAACAAGGAGTAGAACATGAGAAACGATTATAAAATAAGACCAAGATCAAATTTTAGAGGTGGTGGTATTGCACTTAGAGGAATGGGAGCTGCACTTAGAGGCGGCGGAATTGCTCTTAGAGGAATGGGTGCTGCACTTGCTAAAGGTGGAAAACTTTTTGGTGGAAAAGAAACTTACGGTGAAGAATTAGCAGAAGCAAAAGCTGTTAAGTCTAAAAAAATATCTCCAAAAGAATTTGTTAAAGGAGAAAAATCTGAAAAACATAAAGGTGAAGAATTAAAAAGTTTAGCTAAACAAGCTAAGGCTATTAAGTCTGGAAAAAAATCTCCAGAAGCTTATGCTAAAGAAGAAACTGCTGAACCAATGAAAAAAGGTGGCAGAGCTAAAAAGAAATACGGCGGTAAGTGCTAATGTCAGGATTAGGTAAGCAACTTAGAGGAACTGGTATTGCTAAAATACAAAATCAGAGAACTCCATTTGAACATGGTGGTAAAGCTTTAAAAGAAGTGGATTCAGAAAAAAATCCAGGTCTTGCAAAACTTCCAACTGAAGTTAGAAACAAAATGGGTTATATGAAAAAAGGTGGATCTGCAAATTGGATTCAATCTGCAATTAAAAAACCAGGTTCATTAAGAGCTTCCTTACATGTTAAAAAAGGTGAAAAGATACCAGCTAAAAAATTATCTGCTGCTGCAAAGAAACCAGGAATAACTGGTAAACGTGCTAGACTTGCTCAAACTTTAAAAGGTTTAAAAAAATAAATGGCTGATGATGATGTAAAACCTAGAACCAATACAGGTAAATACGACGAATCTAAATATTCACCTACAAGAAGAGCCTTTATAGAAATGGCTAGAGCAAAAGGATTAACTAGTGCTGCAGATAGAGCTAAAGTAGCTGCAATGGCTAAAGGGGCTTCTCGTGGTCCATCTAACAAAGATATAATTGATATACCAGATCCAGCTCCATCATTATCTGATATAGATATATCTCCTTCTGAACAATATAGAAAAAATTATAGTGATATTAAATGGGAGAAAAAAGCTAAAGGTGGATTAATTGGAACAAGTCAAAGTAGAGGACAAGGAAAAGTTATTCGTTCTAAGACAACTAAACATTATTAACATGGCTGGAATAGGTAAACAACTAAGAGGATCTGGTGTTGTTAGACCAGGACTTTGGGCAAATATAAATCGTAGAAAAAAATTAGGAATTAGTCGTCCAAAATCTAAATCAACTATATCAGCTAAAGCATATGCTAATATGAAAGCTGGTTTTCCTAAAAAGAAAAAATAATGCCTGGACTTGGTATTCAAAATAGAGGTAATGGAATAGCTAGAATTCAAAGAGCAGAAGGTGGTTCTGCTACACCAGCTTGGCAACGTAAAGAAGGTAAAAATCCAGCAGGCGGTTTAAATAAAAAAGGTATTGCATCTTATAGAAGACAACATCCAGGTTCAAAATTATCATTAGCTGTAACAACAAAGCCTTCTAAATTAAAACCAGGTTCTAAATCTGCTAATAGAAGAAAATCATTTTGTTCTAGAATGAAAGGAATGAAAGCAAAACTAACATCTGCTAAAACAGCTCACGATCCGAATTCAAGAATTAATAAGTCCCTAAGAAAGTGGAATTGTTAATATAACCAATAACTGAAAGGTAAAACATGGACGATACAATAGATATAGCAAGTAAACTACAGCGATTTATGAAAGATCAATTGAGTAATTTAACATCCGTCATAACATCTGGTGCCGTTGACAATATGGAAAATTACAAGTATATATTAGGCCAAATTCGTACATACGAATATATCTTACAGGAGATCTCTAACCTGCTAAACAAAAAGGAGCTAAGACAAGATGAAGGAAACGTTATCAAACTCGACTGAAATACCTAAAACAGTATTAGGTCTAGAAGAAAAATATAAAGAAGAAAATGAAAAGACTGTAAGAGCAGATAATATATCTGAATCTCTTATTGACAGTTTACCTAACCCTACGGGTTGGAGAATTTTAGTATTACCATTTACACCAAAAGATAAAACCAAAGGTGGAATTTTAATCGCACAGGAGTCTTTAGACAAATTAAGAATCGCAACTAATTGTGGTTATGTCATAAAGATGGGTCCATTAGCGTATCACGATAAAGAACGCTATCCAACAGGCCCGTGGTGCAAGGAAAAGGATTGGGTGATCTTTGCCCGTTATGCGGGATCAAGACTACCAATAGAAGGCGGCGAAGTCCGTCTTTTAAACGATGACGAAGTTTTAGGGACCATTAAAAATCCCGAAGACGTTCTTCATCACATTTAAACATAGGAGGAACTATGCCCGTAGAAGAAAAAAAGAAAAGCGATGCAATGGTTGACATAGATACTTCCGGTCCAGGTGCCGAGATCGAATTAACAACGAAACAACCTGAACAGGAGAAGGAATATGAAACTAGTGCAGACGATAATAAGTCCACTGACACAGCTGCGAAATCTAATGAGCAGTCTGCAGTGGAAGTTAAAAAAGAAAAAGAAACAGAAATCAAGGATCAAGGAACTGAAGATAAAGTTCCTGCAAATGACCAAAAGAAAGAATTAGACGATTACAGTGAAGGTGTTCAAAAAAGAATAGCTAAATTAACTAAGAAAATGCGTGAGGCTGAAAGACAGCGTGAAGCTGCACTTGATTACGCACGTAAAGTTCAAGCTGAAAAAGAATCCCTTTCTGGTCGTTTAAATAAACTAGATACAGGTTATGTTAATGAAATGGAAAACAGAATTAAGTCTTCCATGGAAGCTGCTGCATCTAGATTAGGTCAAGCGAGACTTGATGGTGATCTTAAAGCTGAAATTGCCGCTCAAACTGAAATAGCTAGATTAGGATATGAAGAAGCAAGACTTGCTGAAATCAAATCTAAACAAGCTGTAGAAGTTAAAGTTGATAATGCTAAACCTGTTCAAGAATATAGAGAACAGCCTATCTATCAACAAGAGCAACCTATCAATCCAGATCCTAAGGCTCAAGGTTGGGCTGAGAAAAATACATGGTTTGGTAAGGATGAGCCAATGACTTATACTGCCTTTAGTTTACACAAAAGGTTAGTAGAAGATGAAGGTTATGATCCACAAAGTGACGAATATTATGCAGAAATTGATAAAAGAATAAGACTTGAATTTCCGCATAAATTTGCTACAACTGGATCCCAATCGACCGAAAATGTTAGACCTACACAGACTGTAGCTTCGGCAAGTCGTACAAGTCGAACATCAGGTCGCAAAACTGTGAAGCTCACATCGTCACAGGTAGCTATTGCTAAAAAATTAGGTGTGCCACTTGAAGAATATGCGAAACATTTAACCACGAAGGAGGTATAGGCATATGGTAAACGAAAACAAAACAATTAAGACTTCCCGTGCGAGCGAAACTAGGTCTAAAACAAATAGACCACAAGTTTGGACTCCACCATCATCTCTAGATGCACCGCCTGCGCCAGACGGTTTTAGACATAGATGGATAAGAGCTGAGTCATTAGGCTTTGATGATACTAAAAATATCACAGGCAGAATGAGATCAGGTTATGAATTAGTGAGAGCTGATGAATATCCTGAACAGAACTATCCAATTGTCAAAGACGGTAAATACGCAGGAGTGATTGGGGTTGGTGGCCTATTGCTGGCTAGGGTACCTGAAGAGATCGCAAAATCTCGTGAAGATTACTTCGCAAGAAGAACTAAAGAACGAGAAGACGCTATTGCAAACGATCCTATGAAGGAACAGCATCCAAGTATGCCAATCAGTAATGAGAGGCAAACTCGTGTAACTTTTGGTGGTACAAAGAAGAACTAATTATTTAGTAATTCCTAACCAACAAGGTTTAAATATAAACTTAAGGAGTAAATAATATGGCAAACACAACTAAAGCCTTTGGTCTTAGACCACTAGGCAAAGTAGGTGGTGGTTATACTAGCGGTGGACAAGACCAATTTTACATTCTTGATAATCAGTCAACAGCTCTTTATCAAGGTGATTTAGTTGCTCTTACAGCTACAGGAAC